TTGTTCTTTTGTCGGCTCTTCAACTTGCACCCTGTCAAACCTCCTCTTTAGTGCGGGATCTTTACTAAAAGACCTCTCATATTCCTTAAAAGTGGTCGCCCCTATGCATTTAACTTCTCCTCTAGCTAGCGCAGGCTTAAGCATGTTTGAAGCGTCTATACCATTATCACTTGAATTGCCAGCACCCATCAAAGTATGGATTTCATCAATAAATAGTATAACTTCAGGACGACCTTCAACCTCTTTTAATAAACCTTTAAACCGCTCTTCAAACTGGCCCCTGTATTGACTCCCTGCAACCATAGAAGCTATATCAACACTATATACAGTGCATATACCGATATGAGCCGGAACTTCATCTTTAATTATTTTTTGAGCTAACCCTTCAACAACTGCAGTTTTCCCCACTCCAGAATCACCTAGTAATATAGCATTACTTTTATTTTTTTTAGATAACACCTCAATTAAGCTATCTATCTCTTCATCTCTAGATGTTATAGGGACTTGATTTTCTTGTTGAACTTGCTCGTTCAGATTTAAACAATATTCAGATAAAAATTTATCACCGCCTTGATTTAGAGACTTTTGATCAAGAGATTTTTTAAATTTCTCTATAAAACTATCCTCGTCAAGATTTTCAGATTCAAGAATAGTAGATTTAGGAATAACCAAACTTGCGTCTATAATTAATTCTAGAAGCACTTCAGACATGTGTAAGATATCGCAAACATCTGATTGTATAGCCTCGCAGAATGGTGACCTTAATATGCAATACATTATATGATCAACCCCAACAAAGAAATCTTCGTTATCATCAGCAAACGACTTAGCGTCAGATATAATATTGTTTAATTCGCCATGCCAAGCATTTTCATTTTTGGATCTTGAAAAATAATCTTTGTTACTTTTACAAAAACTTTTAAAATCTTTTAAATAATACTTAGGTGAATATTCTATACCCCTACTCTCAAAGAGTAGCTCCACCCTGTCAGAAAGATTACATAAGCATCCATAAAACAAGTGCGGAATTCTAATTAAGCTATGACTATTTGAAGCCGCAAAGAGTTTAGCATCCCTTATAGCCTTCTTAGCTTTTGGAGTTAGATTGTAATCAGTTAAAGACATCATATATAACTACGCTTATTTTACCTGTGAAAGCTTCATGTAAATTTTATCTTTTAAAGTATTTATTGTATTTGCAAAAATTATGTCTTCACCCTTAGTTCCTGTCACAATAACGACATCGTCTTTATTAGGTAACTTATTACCTGCGTCTAAATAGTCTGTCAAGCGAGATTCCCTATTACTATCCATAAATAACACATTTATAACGCCTTTCTCATCATGAAGCTCTAACCTAGCATATTTATTGCCATTTCTGCTCGTTCTCTTTGTTATATCAACTAAAACTCCAACACATCTTACTTCAGATCTAACACCAGCAATCTTTATAGAATCGGAACACTGGTAATCCTCAGGATACTTGAATATGTCTCTAATAGTATACGAGTAGCTATACCCTAAAAGTTGGGTTTCAAAATACCAATTAGCATATTTTATGGAGTTTTTATTTTTCTTGAAAATTTCTACATAAGGCGACCTTTTCTTTTTTATAGTTTGAATTCTCCTATCTGCAAATATCCTTTTATTATCATCTGCAATTAACTCCTCTGAAATAGCTTTATCTATAGAGCAACATATGTCATAGTCATGCTTTTCCCCCAAAGATATAAAGTTTCTTTTTTCTCTGTCTGTAAGGATATTAAAAGTCTGAGCCTCTAGAACTAAATGAGATCTATTAGCAGTAACAAACGAATCTAGAAGCCCAGCTTGAATCAAAGCTGATAGAACACCAATATTTAAACCCGCCTGTTTAGCAGCTATAAACACACTATACTTATTCGGAAAAGCCTCCTCCCTGAACTCCAACAAGTTTATTAGAACCTTTTCAGAAACCCCTTTGATTGAATTTAAACCGTATCTAATATTTTTACCTTCTATTTTAAAATCTATATCTGACTTGTTTAAATCAGGGGGTAAAAGTTTGATATCAAAGTGCATCAACTCTTGAGATATTTTAGATATTTCTTCGTGACTATTAGGCTCAAACTTAGCAAACTTCAACAAACTTAAAAAGAACTCTTGCGGATATTTAAATTTTAAATAAACCGTGATAGCCGCTAGATACGCATAACTAATAGAGTGAGATTTGTTGAATGAGTAGTTCGCAGAGTCTTCCGCGACCTTCCACAAAACATCTGCTATAGCAGAATCTGCATTTTCAAGCTGACTGACTTTTTCACTAATCTTAGCTTTCCAAGCTGGCATTTGATCTACTTTCTTCTTACCAACAATCCTGCGAAGCTGTTCTGATTCATCTAAACTGAACCCAACTTTTACAGCCATTTTCATCAATTGCTCCTGATAAAGAGGGATGCCTCCCGTGTAATCCAAGACAGAGTCAAAGAATTCATGTACCGACTGAGATTCTCCAGTCTTAACGTATTCCGCATACCTATCTTTGAAATCTAATGCTCCGGGTCTAGCAATAGCCACAACAGCAGAAAGCTGTTCAAGGTTTCTCGGGGCGATTTTTTGGCAGACTTTAAAGTTTGTATCTGCTTCAATCTGAAATAACCCTTGTGGACTTTGCAAGTTAGATAGCGCTGTGTAAATCAAAGGGTCATGAGGATCTATACTATTAACATCTATACCCAACCCTTCGCAAACATCATTGACAACAGATAAGGTTCTAAGCCCAAGAATGTCAAACTTTACGCTCAAGCTTGCTACATCATCCATATCATAACCAGAGACCAAAGAGTCGTCATTGGTTTTTTGAAGGGGCATAATGTCTGATTGCTGATAATAGCAAATTGAGATTCCTGAAGGGTGAACACCAGTATTCTTCACTAAACCCTCCAGCTTTCTAGCTATCTTAAAAGCTTTAGGATGATTGTCTGCATGTTTTTTAAATGATTCACTATCTTCATAGGCGACTTCTAATTTAGCGACCTTACCAAACTGTTTAGGGATACTATCACTTATTTGGTTAACGTCGGTCTCATTAAGCTCAGACACTATTTTCCCACACTCCTTCATGCATAGCTTTCCACTGAGAGTGTTTAAAGTTAGTATCTTTGATGTTCTTCCTTTGTATTTTTCCTCAATATATTTAACAACTTCGCTCCTGCGATTGTAAGAGATATCATTATCAACATCAGCAAGAAGAGACCCGTCAAGGAAAACTTCACCATCATGCTTAATTTGTTTTGCTCTGCTTCTAGACACGAATCTCTCAAAAAATAAGTCATATTCAATTGGGTCAATGTTTGTTACACCTAAAAGATACAGAACTAATGAACCTGCGGCAGATCCACGTCCAGCACCTGTTGGGATATCCTGCTTTTTACAAAAGTAAAGAACATCCCAGTTGAGGAGAATATAATCAATAAATCCTAACTCCTCAAAAATCTCAAGCTCCATAACGGCCCTATCATAGTATTCTTTTTTGTTTGATAGTTTCGTAATGCCCTTCTCTCTTAAACCTTTTCTAGAAAGCTCATACAAGATCTGTTTGTTTGAACTGCCATCTTCAAGCCCCAACTCATCCAAGACACTTTTTGGCACAACAATCTCTGGCAACTTTACTCCTGCTGGAAAGGGATTTTTATATCTCATAGCTCTATATCGTATAACTGCTTTCTAAAAACCTTAAAATTCATTTCGATGTCGTAAAGAGCATCATGTAATCTATTTTCGTCGTGTGGAATATTATATTTTTTAAGTAAGGAGCGCTGCCCCAACCTCAAACCTCTTTGAAAAAAATTGTTCCAACCATACTGCCAGCACATAAAATTATCAAAGTCAGGCTTATCTTCTTTAGCTATAGCTCTAGCCAGACTCAGAGTATCTATTATTCGGTCAACATAAGAATAATCTGACGCCAAGCCCATAATCTTTCTCCACACATTTATCATGTAAACGTCAAACCCCAAAAGATTTTGCCCCACGATTTTGTACTCTGGATTGTAAAGCTCTTTAGAAAAATCTTTCCATACGTCCTCTAGGTCTTCAGCTTTTGATTTATAAAAATCATATTTAAACTTCGTTATTCTAGCTGCCCCTTCTGACATTTGAAGATCATCCCACCAGATGTACCTATCATTCTTCTCTAGAACCCTATCTCCTTGAGCAATAATCCAAGAGACTTGGTATGGCCTTGATTTGACAAGGTTCAAGCCTTCGGTCTCAGTATCTAATACTAGATATTTTTGATTCTTATCAAATCTAAGTAGTTGATCGTTCATGATTGTTCAAGGTAGCTTTCGAAACAGAATTCTTGACTGCCAAAATGGTTTAAATCTGGACTGGCAAGTGTTGACGGCCTCCCAAAAGATCTATTAGTAAGAATCTTATAAGTTTGAAGAGCTTCAACGTCCTTTTTCTCTTTATACAAGATTGTTTTTACTTTAGCAACCCTATATTGCTTTCTTTTTGTAGCCTCTTTAACCTTTCTTTCCAGTAAATAGTCAAAAGGCAAATCGTTACACTCGGACCAAAACACAGGATTTAAGCCATCTAAATCGGGAATGCAATTCTTTTGGTGGAAATTATTTTCGTATATATAACTATCATAAAATGGCACGACAAACGACAATGATGTTGAATCCCAATAATTCTTGAATGTAGAATAATCTATTCGACCATCCCCTTCCGTGAAAGCGCAAGAGTAAATTTTATTTAAAAGCTTACATCCTTTGTCAGTCTTGGCGAAGATAATATTTTTATGATTAGAACTCTTCGATTCTTCACGCATATCATTGCAGAAAGTAATCCTTAATCCATAATACAAGTTGAGGCCGCTGCTTGAACAAGCCTTGAATGCTTTCATGAAGCTTGTCAGATTGTCTTCTACCAAGACCACATCTTTAATATTATTATCAAGGCATATCTCAATTAGAGAATCCGCACCAAACTCTTTTGACTGTCCATCTAAAGTCAAAATGCTTTTACCATAAGAGTATGTAGATCTAAATACAGGAGTCATCACCCCTGCAGTTTACAGGTATCTGCAAAAAAATCAAGAACAATGAGACGGGCAACCCTTATAATATTGTATTTCGTAAGTGCAACCTTCTGGTACGATATCCTCAGAGAAATCTTCCTCAAAACAAGAGCCTATAGTTTGGCCCTCTGGATTTTTGAATAGATAGTAGAAGAAATCAAACTTCATGGAGCAATGCCATTTTATGTTGCCATCTTTCTTCAATTCGCCTTTCTGTTTTGCAAAACCACAAAGCAATCGGCCACTAAAAGAACTGTCTGATGGAAATCCTTTGTCAGCCGCCATGTTAGCCACAGCATCCTGTTCAGAAAAATTATCTAAGTATTTCTGTATCTCAGTGAGTTGCATTTCAAAGCCTAGAAGATCCTCATCACTCAATGGCTGCATTCTCATAACACCACTTTTCTTGGCGTTAGGATCTAAATCAAATTTTACAAAAAGAAATTCGCTCTGCTTGTTTTTGTATTCAGGAAATAAATGTTGGCTAGCTAAGCTGTACATTAAATCCTGCATGTTATCTTCAGCGTCTTTGCCCTTAAAAACCTCTTTACTAGTCTTAAAGTCTCTGATCAAAGCGAACTTCTGCTTCTTATAAAGAAAGAGTTTATCAATAAAGCCTCTGATCCTGTAAGCAATATTTCCATCATTTTTTACTATGTCGAAGTCCTGCTCAGAAAGCTCTTCTGTGGGTTTATCCAAATCATAACCAAAGAAATCATAACTTAAACCATTGAAAGTCATTTCTTTAATCATTTGGATATTGTCTTCATCATCCACACCCTCCCGACGAGCGTGCTTCATCACTAAACGCTCAACACAAGGAACACAGAAAATATCCTGCTCCTTCATAATTTTGTCGTAATGTTTTCTGTGGCGTGGGTCACCAAGCACTTCAAAAATCAAATGACATATAGAGCCTCTCCTAGCCCCATCATTACTGGTATCTGGAAGTTTAAGTTTATACTTACACCAGTATAACCAAGAGCATCCTTGAGCGGTCTTGATTCTGCTTGCAGATAAAGCTGTTTTAGGTTCAATCATTTAATTTCTTAGCCATAGCGTTCTCAACCTTAGTAAACAACCGGGGATTCTTAGAGACGTAATTACAAATATACTCTTTCTGCTCTTGTTGATCTATACGCCTATCAAGCCAGCTGTTAATATTATAACCACTCTGATACATTTCTCCAAAATCATTACCATTTTGTGGTAGTTTGATCGTCAAGACATTTAAATCAAAACGTTTCGCTAATTTTAAATAGTTTTTTATTGCAGCTACTAAACCCCTATTCTGAGAAGAGTTAGAATCGTTATTGGTAGAGATGTAAATATTATCTAAAACTTTACTGGAGAGGTAATTGATGATACTTGGGCTAGCAGATAAACCAAACAACACTAGGATATTTTTAACACCTTGGTCATACAGAGCCATAGCATCACCTATACTCTCAACCAGTATAACTTCGCTAAGCCTATCAATCTCTAAGCCACATTCATTACCTTCTACACGGGCCGGATAAACCCAAGTATTTTTTTTGCCTATATGCTTCCACTTAGCATAATTATTATTATCGTCTATCTTTCGCCCAGAGAACCCAATAATCTGCTTATTTTCATTGTATATTGGAAACACCATTCTCCGATACATCTTACCCACTCCAGCCAAACCAACTTTAAAAGCTAGTTGCGTCTGTTCTGAAATTCCTTTATCTTTATAAAATTTATAATTAGGAAACAACTTATCTAAACACTCATCTGGGTAACATTTTTCCATTTCTATCTTATCTACTCTTGAAGCTGTGTAAGCTTTATCGCTTTTGATATTCTTTAGAGTTTCAGAAATTTTCTCATTATCTCCGACAGTCATTTTGACTAAAGCCTCAAAAGGTAGAGACCCTTTAGGCTCAACGAAATCCATCCATACTCCAGTATTTTTGTAAATCTTTAAAGCTGTAGCATTATCCCCATTCCTGTATAAAGCTTGAGATCTCCAATGATCGCCACAATCAATAAGCTTATAGCCTATCGAAGCTAAAACCCTCTCAAATTCTTCAGAAGGAACCAAGCTCTGGGACGCTTTCTCTTTCTTGTCTTGCTGGTGCATCTGGTATACTGTCATCTAATAATGCTTCTCCATTTTGAACAGCGACGATATCTCTTAAGTCGCCTCGCTCCGAAATATTAAAATTGTTAAAATTTAAATTTATAAAGTTTTTACGAAGAGAGTCTTCAACTTGGACAGGCTCAATAGCACCAGCTATATCTCTTCCAAGACTTCTATACTTAACGCCAATCATTTTATGGGTGCCAAACCTCTCCCCCTCTAACTGGATCTCATCTTCAGTCTTACGCCTAATTATAAACATATGAGAACAAAACTGAGTGATTCTATCTGAAAGAGACACTATGCTCTCATCATCAATTACGTTTTGAGAGTTTCTGTTTGTGGTGATGCCACTCCTATTCGACTGAACAGAAGTAATCATTGGGATTACCGGATCTCCATCTTCAAGAATTTCTTTTTGGATACACCTTTTGAACTTATCAACCATTTCTCCAACAACCTGCCACTCATTTTTGTTAGCTGCAGAATTATTTGTTGTTTTTATATAGTCAAAAGAAAATACCATCTTATTACCTCTACCAACGGTAGAATAGTAAAACCTCTTAAGAGTATTTATCATAACGTCAACATCCATACCGCCAACATTGTAGTAGTAAAATTTGAGATGTTTAACTTTAGACCAGACGGATCTTACTTTAGCTACAACCTGCTCTCCAGCGTTTCTCCATTTACCACTCTCCAATAAATGCATAGGAACTCCAGAATGAGCCGCACATTGTCGCATAATTAGCTCTTCTTTACTCATTTCGCCATTATCAAAATGTAAAATCGGAACGTTGTGTTCCAAAGCTACTTTTGTAGCATAATCCATACAAAATTGAGTCTTACCCACTCCAGATCGAGCCACAATAACAGTGATGTTACCGGGGCGTAAAAGAGAGCCATAGATATCGTTGACTTTACTGTGTGGACCCATCATTCCAAACTCATCAATTGGATTGTTGCCCCTCTCCTCTATCATACGCTCCATATCATCATAGATATTTTCTGGAACATCATTTCCGATATCAAATAAATTTATTCTAGAGTTATAGATCTGATCGGCGGTTTCTACAATCTCTCTATAAGAAGACTCTGGAGCTATAGCCTTCATCTTCTTAGCTATCATTTCAGAAGACTCTACAATCTCCCTCCTGATTGAGTATTTTTTTACCTCCTTGCAAGTCTTCAATAAGTTCCCTGACGGAACAGACCTCATAGAAAGGGACTTAATATACTCAGCGGGAGTTATATCACCTTCAAAACTTAGACCTACCTCATTAACCCTTTGAGCTATAATAATATTATCTACTTCCTCACCAGCATCAACAGACTGTTTGATTACTCTGAATATGGTCGCATGTAAAAGAGAAGTTTCAGAGTAAAAATCTTTATGACTAATAAAATTAGAGATCTCAATTAGAGATTGAGGATCTTTCAACAACCCCGCTAAAAGTTGCTTTTCTAGTTCGTAACTATAAATCATAAGCTTTCTCCAGATTCTTTTTCTAATTTAAGTAAATACTGATGCAAAGCTTTTGTCAAACCTAATTCTGTAATAGACGAATCAAACTTACTGTATACGATTGGGTCTCCAAATTCATTAGCCACAACCATTATAACGCCTTTATATTTATCTGAATCCCCAGATATGTCGTAAATTTTTTCTACAAATCCTTGAGGTATGGAAAAAGCCTCTTTATCGTCGCTCATAAATAAATGTCTTGATTTTCAAAAAATGATTGGTCCACCTTATCATTCGGGTATATCTCTACGAGCTTTATATTGTTTATGTCACAGAAGTCGAGCTTTTTTTGATCCCTTTTCAGTTGATCTAAAAATTTGTATCTATTCTTGTGGAAATGCTTGACAAACTTTGTATGCTGAGCGCCTTGGACTTCAATAGCAATTTTTTTATTAGCGTTGTAAAAATCAAGCGACAATCGAGTACCAACAATCCTAAACTCTTCAAAAACTACATCGTTCCCCCAATATGGATGAAGAAAATCTTTTACGTTTTTCTGGAATTTGCTCCTGCTAGAAGAATCCCAATCTATATGATATTTTCTAGGGTTTTTAAGATTCCTGAGTTTACCATCTATAGAATAAAACTTCATTCTCCACCGCTAAACATTTTCTTAAAGTAGGCTACTAAATATTGACAAAGAGCCGGATCATCCTCAATCAAAGAAAATAACTTATTCTCGCCTTGGACTTTCTCAGGAAGATTAAACCCTCCCTCAACAAGAATTTCTCTAAAATCTTCTGTTATTGAAATCCAAGCTCCAGCTTTTTTAATGAATTCCCAAGCCTCAAGAGTTCCCACGATCTCTTTCTCTACCCAGATTGAGTTGCCCCCAGTCCTCCCATAACGAATAGGATAAGAAATTCTAGTATTAGTCTTCTCATTTGGAGACTTCTTAACAACAACTTTAGCGTAATGCCCAATTGCCGGGTTGGTCTTAGGGTCCATTTTCTTGTTTGATGGATTAAGCAATATATTATCTCCACCAAATCTAGGTTCGAATTCAATGATCCAGTTCGCGAAGTGCAGTAAAGCATTACCGCCTGTCGCAGTCGTCTGCCTAACAGGAGCTTTAGAGTATGGATCAAGCTTGATGTCAGCTCTTACTTGAGAGATAAAAAGTGCCATATGACCCCTTTTAGCAAGAGCGATGGACATCTTCTTCATGAAAGTGGCAGCGATATTCGCTCCCCCAGCCACTTGAACAGCGTCTTCAAACGTCTTTTGATTATCCGCTTTTTTAATTAAACCATCCACGGAATCCAAAACAAAACAGTATTTATTTTTCTCATCATTCGAAGATACCAATTGCCTCATCAAGTCCACTGATGTCTCATAGATGTTCGACTCAAATACAAAACATGTCCCCTCCTCCCATTCTTCATAATCAAAGACAAACTTAACGCCGCACCGCTTTATCATTTCATCAGAAAGCCTACCCTCCGCTTTAAAGTAAACAGCCTTTGATTTAGGCATTTTTAAAAAGTTCTTCATAACTTCTAAGGAAGCTGAAGTTTTTCCACCCTCATTCATGCCAACAAACCTATGTAAACCCGGACCAAAACCTCCATCAAGGTGATGATCAAACTCTAAAGATCCACTTGATACCCTGTAGTTAATCTGATCTTCGTAATTGAAATGATCTTCTTTATTGCTTTTTAAAAAGTTATTCAATAAACTTTTAGAACCTACCGTTGCAACCGTCTTCTTACTAGCCATTTTACTCATCTGTTAAAAAATCCTTTATCGTTCTGTTTTTCTTCTCTATAAATCTGTCCTCACCGCTTTTTTCACCTAGATTATATTCTGGGTATTTTGATTTATCTACCACATAATTAAATGCCCTAAACTTTTTGTCAAGCGTCTCTTTCAGTTTTGGGCTTACTAAGTAAGCTAAAGAATCAAACTGTCGATGAAAATTTACGACATTCATGAATTCTAGAGAATATTTATCGACCAAGTTGTTCAGAAGTTTCATTTCCCTTGAGAAGAATACCCTCTTGTTTTTTTGTGGCTCTTCGACAAGCCTTTTCAAAATATCAGTTTTTTTTATCTTTGGTTTAGCCAGCTTCTTTTTCTTGAAAACGTGGCCACAATCACAAGAAGATACCCCAGATGCGACATACATTTCGCAGCTAGGGCATTTCTTCTTACCTCTTGGCATGAGATTAAGTTACCATTCTTTGAGATCGTGTGCAACCATTTTCCCCACTAATCCTATGAAATCGGTTTTAGGCTTCCAACCTAGAAACCTACGGGCATTTGAAGAGTCCCCCCAAAGAAGTTCCACTTCAGCAGGGCGATAAAAATCTGGATTTATCTTCATCAAAATTTTACCTTCGTGAACATATTTTTCATCCACACCTTCTCCTACCCACTCGCACTTATCAGTCGCAAATCCAGCAAAGTTAAACGCTTGCTCTACAAACTCTCTAATAGTGTAAGTCTGATTAGAAGACAGCACATATTCAATAGGCTCTTCTTGGTTCAACATCAACCAAATTCCCTCTACGAAATCCTCTGAATCACTCCAATCTCTTTTAGCATCAATATTCCCAAGTTCAAGAGGTTTAAATTGATTTAATATGTACTGATTTTTAATACGAGCCACATTCTTAGTGATTTTACGAGTGACAAACTCCTCTCCACGACGAGTTCCTTCATGATTAAATAGCCAACCTTGAATAGCGAATAAATCATAGGAATCCCTCCAAACCTTCACCATATGCCTCGCACTAGCCTTAGAGACCCCATAAGGGCTTCTTGGGCGTAAAGGGTGACGTTCTGACTGAGGAGAATATTGAACGTCCCCAAACTCCTCTGAGGAGCCAGCATTATAATATCGACATTTGGGACAATATTTACGGATAGCCTCAAGCTGGTACAAAACAGCCATAGCATTAGTCTCCATATGATTAACTGGCATCTTCCAGCTAACACCCACAAAAGAATTAGCAGCAAAATTTATAAAAAAATCAGGTTTCTCTTCAGCGATGACTATCTCTGTATTAGCTTGGTCAGCAACATCCAAGTCAATAAGCTTAAAGCGAGGATTATCTAACAGATGAGCTATATTCTGGTGGTTTTTTACACTCAACCTACGAACGCCAGCCACAACGGTATGCTCTGTATTCTCCAAGAGGTAATCAGCCATAAAGCTACCATCTTGACCTGTCACTCCTGTAATGATCACCTTCTTCATTTAAAAAAAACTTCTGAGTTAATATTCTTATCGTCTATAAATAGATCATACACAGGTTTGCCAAATTTTAAAGTGTGATGTTTTACACCATAACGTTTAAACTGTTCTTTAGTCACCTCTGACCAGTCTTTACCAGACCCAGAGCCTCTAGCTGTCCAGTATACAATAGTGTGGCCTTCGTCATACAGTTTATTAATTTTCTGTATCCGTTCTAAAAATGGCTGGCTGTTCTCATAATCCATATTTTGGGTCATAAATATGGTTTCATCTATATCAACATATATTGTCATAAAGTAATTCTGCTGTTTTGAACTGCCACTCATAGTCAATATCGAAGCACTCTAACTCTTCCATCGGGTAAAGTTTGATACCCCCTTCTTTTTGGAAGTCTCCCATAAACATATTTTTAGATATTAGATCTAATCTAGAAGCATATAAAACGTGAGCAGCTTTGTATGTTTCAGTAACAGCTTTTGTGTTCATTATTGTCTGGCCTTCAGGCCAAGGAGTGATTAACTTACCCTTATTATTCCAGAAGTAATCCTTTTGCTCGATTACTCCGAAAAGGTTGTCTTCCTCTTGATTCAAAAAAGTCTTAACAAAAGAATCTATTGTTTCTATTTTTAGAAGAGGCGAGCATAAATTAACTTTTATAACATGTTTATAAGGAAGTTTATCATGCCATTCGTAAATTTTTTGTAAAGAGTCATCATTGTTTGCTGAATCGCAACTCCTTTTGTAAACCTGAACTCCATTGTTATTAGCTATATCAATTAACTCTTGTTCATAAACAGAAGCAAAGATATTGTTTGATGGTATAATTGTAGATTTTAAAAGTTTTTGCAATCCTATTTCAAAAAGGTTAGACCCGCAAAATGATCTAGTCATTTTCTTTGAGACCCTCTCTGAATTTAACCGAGCTTGCACTATTACAGCTATATCACTAATGTTCTTCATAAGAATAATTATATTTATTATAACGCCCTAAATTGTTTATCTTGCAGTTAGGGTAAAAATCTCTGATGTAAGCGTCAAAATATTTATAATGCCTTATAACATCTGGGTATTCTGATATCTTTTTCTTTCTGAATAACTTCTTCCCTTCAAATCCATGAGGCACCAATTGTCCAAACTTAAAATCTGGAGCTACCCCATCGAGACCTATAAAGTCCACATGGCTTGCGCCCAGCTCTAAAGCAAAAATTACCATTTTAGAAGCCGTTCCCGTGAATTTACTTTGATACCTACTTGAACATAAAAAAGTTTTTTCAGGGAAATAATGAATTAAGTAATATAAATGAGCCAACCTATCGCTCAAATCTTCTGCAGCTAAATAAGTAGAACTCCTCTTACAATAGTCTGAGAATTCAATGGAAAAAGTATTTACTTCGTTACCAACAAACAAAACATCCAGATTTATATCTTTGAATTTTTCGCATTTAAAAAAATGGTTACAAGAGAATATATAGTCATAATCTTCTCGTTCAAATTCCAAACTACTTGACGATGGCCCACCACCAATAACCAATATCTTAGAATTTTTAAACTTATTAAAATCTTTTATATCCTCATAAATATAATTGCTAGTGCATTTAAATGATGATTTTTTTATATTTTGACGTTCTAACCAGCTTATCCCTCTGGCACTTTCAACAAACCTATCTTCGGAAGAGACGAAATAGGCATCAGTTTTATCTTCACAATTTTCCCAAGTCTTCATCTTCTTTTGCTATCTTACGGATAAAACTCCTCCAATCGTCAATTAAACAAGAGTCATTTAAAAACATTTTGAATTTTTGAAAAAAAACTTGTTTTTTATTTTCATTTTTTAAATTCATTACGAACTTTTCACAACACTTAATTTTTTCTTCATAAGAAAAATCTTCTCTGTATTTAGACTTAGCTTTTTCATAAGTATAATAATACTCTTCGGATTTTTTATTCAAAAGATAAGGAGGATGCATTGCGTCCCATTTATAATCAATATGAAGGTCTTTATTTTTAGTTTTTAATCTATCAATGTAGCGGCTCACCTTACCTCTGTGAAACTCTATTTTAAGCTCATTCAGAAAATGAACGCATTCATCTTTTATTAAGTGATCCAATATCGCATACTCAGCCCCTTCGATATCCATTTTTAAGACTATGTAATCGTCTTTTGAAAAGTTTTGTCTTATCCAATGTGAGATATCTATAACTTCTGTTAGTAAGTTTTTCAATTCCCCACATTTAGCAATTTCGTGGAAGTCAAAAAGCATACAGTCTTTTCTTGCGAACTGCTTTTCATATAAAGTACGAGCTTTAGCTTTGTCTATAGTACTACCCCCAGTCATCCCCATTCTTAAGAATGGTACTGTTCCATATTCAGTGCTAACACCCTTGAATTGTAAGTTGATTTCATCTTTGATATCTTTATAAAAAGGTTTTAAAAGAGAATTTATCTCAAAACAAAAATATTCAAATTCATTATGTTTATCGTATAAATCTTTGAATTTTCTAACGGAACATCCGTCATGTGAGCCACAGTCTATAAATATTTTTCTCATCTTTGTAAATGGTACATTGACCTCTTGTTACCTATATATACTAATTCAATATTATTTTTTTCTAAATGTTTTGCTAACTGATATTCAACATTATCCCCAAACCTATCCCAACAATCTTTATATTTTGGGTCGTAGGGATGAGCTTCCTCCTGTAAGTATAAAGAGGAAAAGACACCCATAGCTTTAGGAGACCCAAACGCAAAGCCATCGCACATGAACTTATCCATGAAAATCATTGGGGCGACGCAATTCCACCCGCCAAATAAAAATATCTTGTCTTCAGAGTTGTGTGTTTTATAAATATCTTTTATGGGGATCTTTACAAAAGGATTAAACTCAAACCTACAGCGAATAATAATATCGTAGTCGCCTTCAATCATCTGATGGCACTGATACATTTTCCATAGCTGCCTTTTTCTAAGCCATTGCCACTTTGACATGTTTGAATCGTTTAGTGTATCCTCTAAAGATTCGTCTTCTATAAAATGTTTTTTTGTTTTTACTAAAGATAGTAGATCGTTAACTTGAGAATCATCAATCTTGTAAACAACACCATATGAAGGCTGGTTTTTTCTCCAACCCTCCCCTGACTTTAGATACTCATAGACTTCTGAATTAGGTTTGAGTTGAGGTCTACTCAAAGTCTTATGGGAAACAACATTTGAAGTATATGCATAAATATCATCCACATCACTCATGAATGATTGATTTTGCGAATTCAAAGCTTTGTTAAACGCTCCAATTTGCCCACTGTAACATAGTGCCGTTTTCATAACTAAGTTTTACATTCTCTAATATACCTTCATAAATATTATCACTGGATAAATCGTTGAAATTATCAACTTCAATTTTTAGACAGTTTAACATGTATTCACAAAACACCCTCATCTGATCTTGAAACTCTTTTACGCTATTGAATGGAGGAGGATTTTTATCCTTCTCAAAAAAGTGTTCGTTAGTTCTGAATCCATCTAAACCTATAAAATCTATCTTTGACGCTCCAAATAATTTAGCTAACACACAAGCTCTAGGCACATAACCAAGCCTTGAAAAATATCTAGTTAGCCAAATAAAACATAAAGGGTAACTCTCCTTAAGTTTTAATAAATTGAAAGCTGGTCTTCTGGCCGAATGATCAAAGCCTAGAATAGGATTATGATTGTTTACATACTCTAAAAACTCAGGGTCATTAAAATTGACCTCATCGCCAATTAAGGCTAAATGGATCTTATGTTTTTTTAACAAATCGTTCTTAAAAAAATGATTACAGCTAAAAACTAGATCGTAGGATCTTATTTGATTATCTGTTAGTGTTTTAGAGGATGGTCCACCTCCAATAACTAAAACAGATTTATCTTTTACAAAGCTGAAATCTATATCCGATTTTATTAAAAGCTCATCGGTCACCTTAGATTCCCCAAAGACCTCATCGAACATAAAGCTCTTAAAAAAGGCTGTTTGTAAATTTTTAGATGTCTTTACCCAATCTGCAACTGTAGAATGAAAAGAAAACCAGCCTCCTTGGAAAATATCTTTCCTGTAAAGATCCATTAACTATTCCTAAGTTTTTTTCTCACTTCAGCTTCAGTTTCTGTAACTGAAATTTCCCCATCTCCGAAAGATTGTTCCAACTCTCTAACGCCACTAACAAGTTTAAAAAGACCTTGAGGTTCAACTGAAGCCATATGGTCAGAACCCCACATAGTCCTGTCAAGAGTTACATGACGCTCAATGATAGTAGCCCCAAGATAAACAGCAGCGACTGTAGTGCCAAGTCGGAATTCATGCCCACTGTAGCCAACTTGACACCCGTATTTATCTTTTAAAGTTTTGACACAAGAAAGATTTAATTCTTCTATTGGAGCGGGATAAGACGAGTTGCAGTGCAAAACTGCATAATCCGAAGCGTTGTCTTTCAGAATATCAACAGCTTCATCAATCTCCTCTTCAGAACTCATACCTGTAGAGATGATCACTTTTTTACCAGTCTCACAAGTTTTCTTTAGAAGCTCTTTATCTGTAATGCTGGCAGAAGCTATCTTGATAAATGGAATATCATATTGATTTAAGAACTCTAAACTGTCTAAATCCCAAGGAGAAGCGCTCCAAGCTATACCCTTCTCTTTACAGTAACGGTCAATCTCGTCATACTCCTCTTTGCCAAACTCAACCTTGTATTTGTAATCAAGATATGTCATCTCTCCCCAAGGAGTATCGCGTATGACAGACTTTTGATGTTCTGGAACACAAACATCTGGATTTCTTTTTTGAAACTTGACCGCATTGCAGCCAGCTGCAGCAGAAATATCAATGAGCTTCTTAGCTATATCTAGATCTCCGTTGTGATTAATGCCAATCTCCGAAATGATATAAGTCTCTTCCATACTAAGAATAGTATTTATTTTCAAAAGAAAGTCAACATAAAAATTCCTCACATGATTGATACAATTGTTCTCTTTTATGTCTGTCTGGCCTATTATCAGGGTAATCCGTGTTTCTCTTGAACCTATACCCGGTAAAGGACTGACCAGAATGAAGATGCCCCGGCAAGTCTTTACATGGGGTTATGAATACATTTTCGTAGAATGCCTGTTTCCAAGGACTAAGTCTTATATCACAACCATTAGCCAACAAAAAATAAAAACCGAAACATTGCTCCGGGTAATCTAATTGTAGATTACCTAAGAAAGTTTTTTCTGCGTTTAATACCATCATGAAGCAGCCTTCCTTAATTATTTGAGTTTCACCACCAAACAGGTGAGAAGAAAAACAAAACTTATGTATCTTCCAAAATCCATTATCTGTAGTATGAACTTTTTTGGGATTATCTCTCATATTACCCACGAACTTAGAAAGGTCTGGGTAGAGTTCATCACTCCTAGCCCTGATAACATATTTATTTGTGACTAACCTACTCCCCTTCCAAGTAGTAAAAGCTTGAAAAAAGCGACAACCCTGATTGTTTATTTCGCTCAAGTTTTTTGGGTATTTACTAAAAACTAGTTTATATTCTTGTTTAGTTTTATTAAGTAATTCTAAATTCTCATCTTCCCAAGTTGACACGATTATATCCTCAAACCCCTGACTGCGATAACTATCTATAGCCTCAAAAGTCCTATCGTCTATTGGGCCTGTAATAATTACGGATATATCTGAATTATGCATTAAGTTGCTGTTTGGCTATATTTTTAAATCTATTTAAATCGTGTTTAGATAAATCGACCTCCACATTAACCTTATTTTTAGGATCTACATAAATAGAACCAAAAGCCGACAACTCTTTGCAGAAGTTGACGTGATCACACTTGCCATCAGTTGACCATTTTACTTGTTTGATTAAATCTGTATAAGATAAAGCAAAGCCTCCAAACGCTGAATTACACTTGATTGGATTACCTAACGACCAATTCATCCTATCCAATCCATTTTTGAATGGACAATCTGTCCAGTATAATCCTTTATCGTTTGATTTGTCTAGTAAGGGATAAACATCATAGTAAGAATCTGAAGTTACTTCAAAAGCATAATCTGGAATGTTTTGCCTGACATTAGGGGTAACCAATACCGCATCCTCCAACCTTTCTATAAGCTCTAAATGTGACTGTAAATTAGATTTTTCAAAGTTAACATCGGAGTCCACCATTAGCGTATACTTTGAAGAACTGTCTGTGAGTAGATTTTTGCATTTGTTTCTAAACTCACAAAGCATTTGCATCCTCTCTACATTTTGGACACTGCCAAAACTTTCCGCATCCAGATTTTCATGAAGAAACTTATTGGTTCTTTTCTCCAGCCACTGCTCTAGTAAAGGAACTGTTGCATCTTTTGAGTCATTCTCGTAGAAATAATACTCAAAGTCATAATCTAAAGACTCTAAATCTTCTAATTGATTTAAAGTTTTAAGTATATGCGACTCACTGTCGCGCCATAAGGCATAAACGGCTATAGTATCTCTCATGCTAATGCATGATTATACTTTATAGGTCTTCTTCTTCAACCACCAGTTTTACTTCACTCAGGAAAGGGTAATCATTTAGCAAGTCTTGATGATCTGCAAACCCTTCATCATCCCAAGTCCACTCACTATAGACCTCTTCTTCATCCCAAGCTAAGACTTCGTTAGAAACCATCTTACTAACAGGTTTTTTAGACCAGAACTTGCAACTCCAATAACGAGGAGTCGTCTTGTCTTTTGCTGTATCACATTTGTGCCTAGCTCTGAAGCTGCGGCGGCGAGCTGGGTCATCACGTTTGATTTCCATATTTGGATCACCAAACTTAACCATTACTACATTACCAGTCTTTGGGTTTTTGACGTAAACCCCATACTTCTTCTTACCATCTTTTAATCTGAAAGGTTTATTAAGATTTTTCTTTTCCGCTTCAGTGTATTCCAAGTCTTCTGTGCAGTCATCCTGTTCCCATTCATTAGCTTCCACTTTTACCAAATCAATGTGAGCTATATCAAACTCAATATCTTCAAAATCTACAAAAGCTTCTCCTTCACGCTCAAGGTAATAATCTTCCGATCCTCTTGCTACATCTTGGTCAGCAGCACGGTAGGACTTCTTAACCTTGCCACCTCTAACCATTTTAAGGAACATATTTACGCGAGCCATAGCCCACTGACCCCTAGTCTTTCCCGGACGATGACTAGACGAAAAAGCCCCCGCACCACGACGATAAATCTTTTTAAGCTGCCCAAGAGTCACTTTTTTAGAGTGCTTCTTATTGTGTTCAGCTACTTTGTTTTTTAAGGATTGAATAACTTTTTCCGAAAATGTTATTGAACCACCTTTACCACCAGCTGAACCTTTCTTATTCTTACTAGAACCTTTCTTACGTTCTGATGGTTTTGCGGGTGTTTGCGCTCCACTTTTTGGGCCACTGCGCTTTGCAGCGTCAGTTTGCTCCAAAAAATCTTTAATTTTCTTAGAAAAGTCCAATTCCATTGTATTTTTCTTTACACTTATTTTAAGTATAAATGAAATTAACCTTCACAAGATTTACATTCCATAAGGGATCTAGCTAATTCTTGACTAGGATTTGCGCTTCTTTGATAATAAAAACCTTTCAACCCACTCTCCCAACCAAAAATCATAAGCTGATTCACTTCTTTTAAATTAGATTTAGGGGCTATCATAAGATTTAGAGACTGGCCTTGATCTAAAAACTTCTGCCTTTGAGACGCTTGGATGACAATTTCTTTCTGAGTAATCTCTCCAAATGTCTTAAATACACCCTTCTCTTCCTCGCTTAAGAATGCTAAATGCTGAACAGAACCTCCAGTCTCAAGGATACTCATCCAAACCTCATCAGTATCCTTATCCTTTTCAGCTAATAAAGTTTTAAGATATGGGTTTCTATAGGTGAACTTACCTTTAGCTAAATTTTTAACGAAGTAATTTGAATTAAGAGGCTCTATAGATGGTGATACCTGACCCAAAATAAACGAACTACTAGTAGTTGGAGCTATAGCTAGGGTTGTAGTATTTCTGCGATTGTAGCCTTCGCAATACAAAGGGCTTCCTAATAGTTTTGCGAGTTGTATTGTGGCTATGTCGCTACGCTCACGAATCTTCTTAAAGATAAAGCTATTTTGAAGTTTAGCCTCCATACTTTCAAAGCTGATCATTTTACTTTGTAGATAAGAGTGCCAACCAAGAACACCCATTCCTAAAGCTCTGTGACGCTTCGCAAAATTATGAGAGGATTCCATGAATGGTATATTTTTAGTTTTAATAATATACTCCTCCATAACCGCATCAAGAAACATTGTTAAAGTTTCAATAGCGTCCGTTTCTACAATCTCATCCCAGTGGATAAGATTCAAAGATGATAGACAGCACACAAAGGACTCATCCTCTTTTGACGGCAAAGATATTTCATTGCAAAGATTAGAAGCATAGATCTTCATATCCTTATCTTTATAGCAGTCGGGAGCCTGTTTGTTAGCCGCATCTTGGAAGAAAAGGTATGGATAACCAGTCTCAAACCTCTTTTTAATAACTGAAGCCCAAATCTGACGCTTCTCAGAGTCTCCTTCAATCATTAATTTCATCCACTCGTCTGTAACAGTTAAACCGAAAGACATTTCTTGGATTGCATTGCCCTCACTACGGATACGGAGGAACTCTTTTACGTCTGGGTGTTCAATAGGAAGGTACGCAGCGAAAGATCCACGGCGAACATTTCCTTGAGATACCACAGATGCAACCTTATCGAATAACTCCATAAAATGGACAGCCCCAGAAGACTCCCCTCCAGAATTGATTGGAGCGCCTCTCTCTCTAAGATCCCCAAAATAAGCAGATGTCCCTGATCCATGCTTTGTTTGCATCCCGACCTCTGACTGCTTAGCTAAAATGCCATCCATTCTATCAGGAACATAAACCCCATTACATGATATAGGAAGACCTCGCTTGCGTCCAAAGTTAGACCAAACAGGGGAAGCTAAAGAGAAAAACCCGCGCTTCATGTAGCCTACAAATTTTTCAGAAAACCCATTAATACCCAGATACCGTTCTGCAGTATCTGCAATATCACAAATCCTCTGCTCTGGAGTTTCACCATCTTTGAGGTAACCTCGCTCTAGGAATAACCTAGAGTCTTTATTTAGCCAATAATATTCAGTCATTTAAAACAAGTCTTCTTCGTTGAATGTCTGCGAATTCTTTGAGTATTCAACAGGTCGAGAATGGAAGAAATCGGTAGCATTGTTACCTAGCAACTCCTCTTCAAACCAAATTGTATCTTTCAGCAGATTTTTGTCAACATTGAAAGCTTGTTTAAAGCCAATTTTTTGCAACGAGTCATTAATTCTGTTCTTAATGAACTCTTTCAAGATGGAAGCGTTAAGACCTTGCTCTTGAATACCATTAATCATCCAATCGACAATCTTACTCTCAGCATTGAAAGCTTGTTGAGCCTCGTCAAGAATACGGTCCTCCAACTCCTTATCGAACAACTCAGGATGCTCTTGCCTGATAGTATTGATGATCTTCATCCCAACCAATGCGTGTACATTTTCTTCGTTACGGGTGTATTTAACCTGTTGGTCGGTATCTTTGAGAACATTCCGGTAACGAGAAAACCAGTTGATTACATAAAACTGGGAAAACAGAGAGACATTCTCCACAAACAAGGTGAACAGAATAAGAGCATAAACATACTGCTTTTTACTATTCTTGTAAAACTTATGGGTGTACTTTCGAAGGTAGTTCACTCGTCCCTCAATAAAGTCAAGTTTCAGATTTTCTTCAAAAACCTCCTCTAAACCAAGGACTTCTAAAAGCCTCTCATACGCATTATTGTGAATAACTTCGACATTAGCCATTACGAAACCTAAATCGCTAAACGATGGGTGTGGCAAATTGTCACCCAACTTACTCCAAAACTTCTTAACTGCAACCTCAATCTGACCGATTGCAGAGAGGGTTCTCACAATAATCTCTTTTTCTTGATCATTCAATATCACGTTAAAGTCCTGCAAATCAGACGTAAAACTGAACTCTTTATCAGTCCAGAAGCCGTTGTGCATTGCTTCGATAAACTCTCCTGCCCAAGGATAATGGTCAGGCTTACGCGATACTTGTTCTTCAAAAATCATGGTAGAGATAGTTACACTTTTAGAGCGATTTAGTCGCGTGTCGAGCGAAAATTTTTAATTTTTTTTTGTTGACACAAAAATACATATACGTATAATACCGTTATACGGTCAAAATCCGTGAGGTTACGTTTGCTTTTAAAGTAAAACCTCTGGGGAAAGGAATCTAATATATTATATTAATATAATATATATAATAAAGAATAGATATAATCAACATTTTAAAAGTAATGCAAACGGATCAAGAATTAATCGAAAACGTGAAAACCAATAATGATAACGACAGCTTAGTCGAAATCATCAATAGGCACTCAGGAGTTTATCATGGAATGGTAGATAGGTTCCTGTCTGGGGACAAGAATACTGAAGATAGGGATAATATTCTCCTAGAAAAAGAATTCACAATATACAGTTCTGTATTAAAATATGACCCTACAAGAGGAGCTAAATTTACGACATACCTAGCTAACGAAGCTAAATGGAAATGTTTGAATGCTTTAACGAGAAACAAAAAATTTAAAAAATGCCCCCTAGAGGATCTGATTAAACAACCGGAAGACGAAGGTGGGTTCGAATTTCATGAGAATTATGAGGTCTTTTCCTTATTTAAAAATTCTTTAGATAAAGAAAAAGACAAAAGGGTGAAAAAAATTATTGACATGAGATACAATAGCGCTTCTAATAAGGTCACACCTTGGAGGAAGATAGCTAAAGCCCTCGGAATGAGTATTCAGGGGGTGATTAACATCCATAATCGGTATCTATCCAAATTCAAGAAAGAATCAGAAAATTATGTATAACAGTATTACATCAGTAGGGTATCTTGTAAAAGATCCGGTCACTCGTCAACTTAATGGCGGGAAGTCAGTAACCACTCTTCGGATTGGTATTTCTCAAAGCAATGCTAAAACCAAATGCTTTATTGATCTTGAAGTTTGGGATAAACTTTCCGAAATCGCATCAAAATACCTCACGAAAGGACGCGAGTTTGTGTTCACTGGTGAACTAGCTATGGACACTTGGGAAAACAAGGAAACAGGTAAGCCTCAATCTAAATATTTTATCAGAGGAAACAATATTCAATTCTTAAATTCTGGTAAGAAGGACGATAACCAGTCTTCTGATTCCTCCCCCGCTCCCGCTACTGCCGCCGCTGGTCCAGTAGCTGATGATGAGCCTCCGTTTTAATGAAGATTTTAGTTGAAGCTCCTATCAACTCGTTAAGCCTCGGTAATGTTTCTTTTAACATTATCCGAGAGCTTTTCGATAGGGGTTATGACGTAGGAATCTGGCCAACAGGCAATATTGATCTAAAAGCTTATGATGCTGATGAAAAGTTGGTCAAAAAAATAGAAACCAGTGTTAATAACAGGTATGACTATCTTAATAAGGAGATACCAAGCTTAAAAATTTGGCATTTAAATGGTTCTGAGAATAGAAAAAATTCTAATCAGTATTTATTAACTTTTTATGAATGCAACCAACCGACAGACATCGAGAAGAAAATTCATAACGCTCAAGACGAGACGTTTTTTAGTTCTTCCTGCGCTTCTGACTTGTTTGGCGGTGTGTTCTGCCCATTGGGTTTCGATAAAGACTTCAAAGAAACAAAAAAAGAATACTTGAATGACATAACCCATTTTGGATTAATGGGTAAGTTTGAACATAGAAAGCATACTGCTAAAATTATTCAGACTTGGTTAAAGCAATACGGTAACAATCCTAAATACCAACTATCTTGCTTGGTTACTAATCCATTCTATAAGCAAGAAGATATGGATGCAACAATTAATGCTGTTTTAGGTGGAGAGAGATATTCTAATATTAATTTTTTACCTTATTTAGAGAAGAATGCTGAAGTTAATGAATTTTTAAATGCAATCGACATTGACCTTACAGGCCTTTCTGGAGCAGAAGGCTGGAATCTTCCTGCTTTTAACGCAACTTGTCTTGGCAAATGGAGCGTTGTTCTTAATGCAACATCTCACAAAGATTGGGCTACTAAAGATAACTGCATTTTGGTCGAGCCTTCAGGGGAAGTAGATTGTTATGA